AGCCAAGAAAATAGTTCGTATTGATGTTTATGTTAAAGACACAGTACAGACTTGGCCTTCAATTGTTTATGATGTAGGACAGAAACAAACCCAGACTGCTACAAGTGCTTTAAGTCTTCGAGAACTAATAGCACCTACGGAAACTTTCTATTGTACTATGACTCCTCAGTTGGATCATGAGAATAGACAGATGCAGGCGTCAAGCGTTATAAATGGAAACTCAAAATTTATTTATGTTAAAACTTCAAATCCAGCATCTGATTTTAATGTTGCGGCAATCCAAAATCCTACTCCTTATCTTAGTGCTTCTGCTCTTCTTGCTTTGGGTGGTGGAGTAGTTGATCCTGCGGCCACGGGTCTTGGAGATGGTAGCGACCAAGCTTCTCTCTTAGCAGCTTGGAGTGTCTTTCAGAGTCGTGAGTTTATTCCTAATATCAATTTACTTCTTAACTGTGATTGGAATACTGTGATTAAGCAGAGAGTCGCCCAGATCGCAGCAACTCGCATGGACTGTCTTGCATTCGGTCAAGCAGGAGATCCTTCAAACCTAACTGTTGCTTCTATTCTAAGTCAAGAGCAATATGGTTATACAAATCCTTCTTATATGGCGTTGTATGCGGGTTATGATAAGATCTATGATGATGTCAATGACAAGTATTTTTATATTCCGAAGGCTGCTTTCGGACCTGCGATTTGTGCGAGAACTGATAATGTGGCTAATACTTGGGAAGCTCCTGCCGGACAAGCACGAGGTATCATTCCTTCCATTGGTCAGAGAATAATGTTTACTAATGCTCAGATTGGTCAGATGTATGATAGGAATATTAATACATCAACTACTCAGCCTGGACTTGGAACTTATCTCTTGGGGCAGAAGACGGCGCAGTTAAAGAATACTTATCTGTCTCGTATTAATGTAAGAAGAGATTTGCTTTACATTGAGAATAGTATTGAACCCATGCTTAATGCATTCCTCTTTGAGCTCAATAATGATCGGACTCGTCAGAGAATTACAGCTAATGTAGATTCTTTTTTGTCCGACGTAATGGCTGCGGGCGGCCTTGTAAATAAGATGGTAGTTTGTAACTCGGAAAATAACACTGCTGATGTGATAAATAATAATCAACTTTATTGTGATATTTATTGCCAGCCACCTACATGTGTCGAATTTATAATTTTTCGCACAATTGTCAGCAAGGCCGGAGTTTCGTTCGCAAGAGTATAAAAGAAATAATTTTAAATAGGAGAAAATAACATGGCAACTAATAATTTTACTATCGAAGGTCGTGCAGGATCTGTTATAAAAGACATTCAAAGGTCTTGGCAATTTGAAATTTCTTTTCCTGAAATTTCAAATATTTTGAGTGATTCAAAAATTGCACAGTTGGGTACAGGTGGATTTCAAGAGGAACTCACATGTAGGGCAAGGTCAGTAACAATTCCTGCAAGAGGTTTGGAAATGATTGAATCTAACTTTGGAGCATTTAAGCAATTCTTTCCCGGTAAGTATACTATGGATCAGACAGTATCTATTAATTTCGAGGAATCAGATAATGGTAATTTACATTCTATTATGACAGAGTGGCAAAACAAAATTTTCAATTTGAAAAGTGGTCATAGTCAAATGGCAGGTGGAAAAAGAGGACTTGCAGGAACTTCTTATGTGCTTCCTAATATGTACTTGACCTTGAAGAATTATGCCGGAGTATCAAGAGAGAAAATGATCATTTTTAAAAATGTTATGCCACAAAATATAGGCTCGGTAGAGATGTCGTATAGTACAAATGACTCTCAAGTTTTTTCAGTAACTTTTCAATTTGATTTATGGTTTTTAGGAAAAGCTAACGATACATGGATTGAATTGTAATTTTATTAGACGGACAGGAGGTAGCTCCTCTTTTCTAATCCTTATAGGAATTACGTCTAATATTAATAAATCTTTAAGGAGATTTTATGGATTATAATTTTAAATTTGTTTATGAGTTTGGTATCATTTATAGAATATTAAATTTAAAAAACAATAAATCTTACATTGGTCAAACCAAACACTCATTACATGAAAGAAAATTAAATCATTTAGCACACGCAAGATCATTTAAAAGAGATACTAAAATTATTAGAGCATTAAGAAAATATTCATTAGAATCAGATTGGCAATGGTATATAATTCATATTGTTCAAAACAACGAAAATATTAATGATTTAGAAATTAAATATATTAAAGAATTTGATTCGTATATTAATGGATACAATTCTACTTTGGGAGGACAGGGTTTTAGTTTAGAAGATTTAACTGAAGAAGATCGCAATAGAATTTTATTAACGAGATCAGGAAAAAATTCAAAAGTATTTAAATATTTATATTGGGTTTTTGATAAAAAAGGTAAAATTTTATATGAATATGATAGCATAACATTATTTTGTAAAGAACACAATTTAAATCTTAAATCGATGAGATCCAAAAAACCTGATATTGGAATATTATTGAGATGTAAAAATTGGATATTTATTAAAATAGAATATAATAAAATTAAAAATAAAAGTTTAGATGAAATAGAACAAATTAAAAAGAGTAAATATAACGAATTTATTTCATATCATGCTCAATTAAACGCATACAAAAATATTAAATACAATTATAGAATTTTTAAAGAAGATATCTTAATATATACAACTTGTTTTTTATTAGAATTTTGTACAAAATTTAATCTTAATTTAGCTCGATTTACAGGCGGTATATCAGTTTACGGACATTATAAAGATTATACTATTGAAAAAATCCCGATTACATTAAATTATGATAAATTATCGGAAACTCAAAAGAGTTTTTATAAAAATGAAAGAGTAAAATGTTTTCCAAAAAGAAAACAAATGCAAAAAATAAATGGGACATTATATTTTTATAAAATTTATAAAGATAATGTTTTAATTAAAGAAACAGATGATATAGCACAATTTTGTCAAGATAACGATTTTAAAATGAATGCATTTAAGAGTTTAATTTATGGATTAAGTGATCGATGTTTACGAGGCCAATTTAAAGGATATCGTGTTGAAAAATTTAATAAATCAAAGAGCTAATAGTTATGTATTCTAATATTCCTGCAATCCCGTTCTCAATCGAAGGTAGGGGGGCCGCGACTAGGTTCTCTGATATTGCAAGGTCATTCAACTGGCAAATGTTAATCCCCACAACAGTAATCCAAGCAGTAGCCAAGAATGCATCAATGCGAGGTTCTGGAATATATCGGCCAATATCAAGCATACCAACAGACCAGCCAAGAGCAATTCCATCACTCGCAGGAATTTCCTCTAAGCTTTTAGTCGATGAAGATCTGTTAGTAAAGTGCAGGGGAGTTTCTATTCCATCAAAGACAGTCACTCAAATATCTACAAGCTTCTTCGGACATAAGAGGAATTTCTCAGGTAAAGTAGATTTCTCAAATACCTTGGATGTTGACTATGAGGAAAATGAATTACAGACAATTAAAGTTTTCTTTGATAATTGGATTTCTGCGATTGAGGAAACAGACTTTAAACATGGTACAAATAGCGCAAGTAGAACGATGACGATAGATGATTATATGACTCCTTTGTATCTTTCTATGATGTCCTATAATGGAGTAAAGCAAGCTAAGAACTTTACTTTCTTTAATTGCTGGCCGACTTCTATTAAAGAGTTTCCATTGAATTATACTGAGGGAACTGCAATTAAATATGGAGTTTCTTTTAGTTATGATTTTTATGAGTTAGGTGATGAGCCAATGGTAAGACTTCCTTTTGTTTCTTAATAGGTAAAAATATGGCATTAATAGATAAAATAAAACAAGGATACACTAACAGATTTGGCGAGAAGACTACGTTTCTATCTGAGGCTCCTGGTCATATTAATAATTTCTTTACTCTCAATAATAAGTTCTCCAAGAGCATTCAAAAGCCCTTTAAATTTATTGTATACTTTGATTTACAATTTAAGAAAGAACTTGAAGACAATAACATATTCTTGCAGGACTATCATGTTCTTTCAGTTGATATGCCTACCTCTTATGGATTTAAATTTGAGAAGATGATGGTTGGTCCTTATTCTTATAGTTTTCCTACGATGGATCACGATGGATTTGATGTTAGCATTGTCTATGAGGAAGATAAAGATTCTTCGATTGCTAAGATGATTCATTATTTACAGTATAAGATTATTGGAGATGTTGGAAGTGAAGCGAATGGAAACTACAACCCTCAGATTAAGAATAGGATACAAGTTATAACAGTAAATATCTATAATGACTTTGGAGAGATTGTGAGAACTGTGGAGTATTATGATATGTTCTTTACAGCAGCAACTCCGACAGCTTTGAATTATGATAGCAACGAATCACTCAAATATACTGTGACGTTTCATGGTGATTTTATGAGCCAGACTTTTAATAAGTAATTTTTATTAGATTTTAGATATTTTTCTTTTGTTTTTGTTAGTTTTGTTAGTTCTTTTAATATAGTAGAATGTTGTTCGCTTAGAGTATTAACTGCAATGTGTGTTAAATTACTTAGAGAATTTAGAGAAAAAGGCATAGTAGTTTTAATACCAAATATTTCATAATACATCATCATATTAGAATCAGAAAAAATTAATTCTGGAAGATCAGTATTAATAAATTTAGAATCACCGACATCAAAACCAAAATATATAGCTTTTAATTGTTTAATTGAAAACTCCTTTGATTTATGTTATGATATTTTAGCTATTGATGGTACTGAAAAATATCTGAACCAAATTTCTTGATCATTATTATTAGCATTGTCAGCAGGCTCACAGATAAAAAGATATCCAATTGCTTTACAGTCTTGAACAAAAGTTTCTTTAAGGACATCGGATATCTTTTGAACTTTTATAGATCTTGCCATCATAGTAACATCATTAATTATAGTAACAGGAACAGGACTCGAAATAATATGATCTGCTGGAAATCCTAAGTCAATTAGATCTTTTTTAGTAACAAACATTTAATACTCCTTTTGTTTATGCCTTTGATTTTGTTAGTTCTGATTCTATAATTTGTATAGATTTCATATGGGATTTTAAAAGACTCGCTAATGCATCTTGGAGTGCTTTAAAGTAATCCCATGTTAAAAGCTTATTATCTAAAGACTCAAGATTAATTTTGCTTATTTGACTCATCAGATGGCTTATTTGTACATGATCATTTGATAGCTTCATTAAGATCTCCTTTGTTTATTTTGATTGTGTGTAATATTTGATGTCTAAGTCGATAACATGTTTGATTCCAGAATTGATATTTTGCTGTAACATGAAAAATCCGATTAATTTGATTGCGTACTTGATAAAAGTTTTGTGTATTGAGTATATTTTTAAGATTTTTCATTCTATATAATCTAATTGTTTAATATTTATGGCTTTTTCTTCGGTATCAAGATATATAAGGGTTCCTGATACTCTAATTTTTTGATTTAGATTACTATTTTGCAAGCGTATATAATAAACATCTTCTGGTATGTTTAGGTCTATTATGGGAATTTTATATCCTTCATCTTCAATATCTGCAAACGAGCTTCCTCCAAATGGCCGAAAATTTATTAGGCGACCAGCAGCAGATATTTTTTCTCCGATAGTAAGATTAATGATATCTTTGATTTTTATTATAGTATATGTTTCTCCCATAACACCATAAAAACAAATACTTTGTAATTCATTCATATTCATCCTTTTTAGTAACAAACATTTAATACTCCTTTTGTTATTGAATTTCTTTTATTAAAATTAGTTCTTTGAAAGTTTTTGTCGGATATTTTGTTATTGGTTATTTATTTAGTTTATCAATTCTCGAATCAATATAAGAACGAACTTCTGCAATATTATCAGACAGACTTTGAGAAATATCATTACATGCAGTATTCATATTTCTCATATAGTCCTCTAAGTTTCTTTCTAGTCCTATTACCTTAACAATTCCTACAATTAGAACTATAGCTTCCGCCAGAGCCACAATCGCAAGAATTCCAAAAGTAAAAGACATCACATCAATACCCATGAGTATCTCCATTTCCTATCCGACAAAAACTTTCAAAGAGCAATTTAATAAATATAATTGTTTGTTATAAGAAAGTCAAGGTATTTCTTATCTATTTCCCTCTTTTATAAATACTATTAGAAACTTAAGAAAATGCAAGATGAAAATTATAAATACTAATATGAGGACTAATATGAAATCAGAAAGAAAAAATCAAAGCAATATAGATAATCCAAAGCCAAAGATTGAATTGCTTAAAGATTTTAAATTATTGGAAGGTTCCGAAGAAGTATTTGGGTGGTATAATCCAATATCCGAAAAAGTAATATATTTGCCTTGGCCAGATAAACCAGATAAACCAGATAAGGGATGGTATGATTGGCATAGTCATCCAAAAGGAACAAACGGCAATCCATCAGAAGTGGATATGCTAGATGGTTTGTATATGGATAATAAAGATCCTCAATATATATCAGGAGAAGATGGACTGACAATGTTTCAGATGATAGATTCAGACAAGACAAAAGAAAAATTTAAAGAAATAAAAGAATTGACGGGAGTGAGAAGTTTTCATGATTATGTAAATATTCGAGATGATGAAGATTTTATAAAAAAATATAAAATAAGCCATACACCAGATCCTAAAGCTTATGGGTATATTATAGTTAAGCTGTCTGATGAAGAGCCAATCAAAGAAAATATATTAGTAAATTTAGCACAGAGATGGTTAGAAAAGAATTAATTTAATAAGGATTAATAATATGGACTTTAAGCAATTTTACGGTGAGAGAGAACTGAGAGAATTTACTGGTGATGGAGCAATTGAGAAGGTTGCTTCATTAGCAGGGAAAGTTGTGGGTGGGTCTTTAGGTTTAATAGGTAAAGCAATTAAAATGGGATACCAGAAATCAGTCAATGCAATAACAGGAGATCTTAAAAATAAAGGAACACAAGCAATTGCAATAGCTAAGATTGTTTATCCTTATGATTCTGATAGTTATGCTAAGATGGAAAAAGAAGGAAAGCTTAAAGATATAAAAATCATTGCTTCCTTTTTGACGAGAAAGAAAGAAGGAGGAACAGCAACAGGAGAAGGTGGAGAAAAAGCAGTTGAGACAGGTATAAATCCAATAGAACAATTTAGATCTTTTGGTTTAACATTAGTTTATGAATCTTATGCTTATGCTTATATGGGATTAAAAGGTGGATTACCTGAAGCAAAGCAATCTGCAGCTAAACTGTCAATGCAATCTTTAAAGGAAGCTGCAGAGTTTGAGAGTATTAGATTTCAAAAATTTAATAAGTATAATGAATTAATGGCTTTTATAGATTCCAACCAATCAAAACCAGGCTCGATGTTATTCAGATGGATATCAACAGCATCATTGTTTAGTAAGTGGAAAAATAAATATGATAACATCGATAATGAAACAGAAATATCAATAGTTTCTGAGATTATGAAATCTGGGCTTAGTGAAAAAAATGCAAGTTCAATAGATGAAAAAATGGAAGAGATGGAAGAGAAAAAAATTGAAGTAAATATAATAACATTAAAGGACGCATTTAAACAAGAAATACAAGATAAAATTGATGAGATCGTAAATGAAATAAATGCCGACCAAACAATAATAAAAAAAGAAGGCGAAGAAACAATAGATGAAACAGAGATTAAAAATTTTGTTAGTATGAGTGAGATAGTTAAGGTTCCGAGCGCAAACCAGAATATCTCAAATATCTTTATGACTACAAAAAGTTTAATAAAGTATAATCAACTTCCGTTAACTGTGGCAGGCGCTTTTAAATCATTACCAAGTTTTGTCTCGTTGTTTTCTAGAGCAGTTTCTTCGGAAGAGATTAAAAAATTAGATAATGCTAAGATACGTGCGATGATGCAAACTTATTTTATGATGAATGGTATAGGATTAAATAAAGGTGCAATTAAAATAACAGAAGAATATATTAAAGATAAAGTAGGATTAAAGAAATTATATGTTATTTTGACTACAGGAACAACAGGAAAAGAACCAAAACCATCACCATCAAAGCAAGCGGCACAAGTTAAACCAGAAGTGAAACAAGCATAGGAACAAATTATGAATTCGTTTACTAATTTTTATTTACTGGAAGAAGAACAAGTATTAAGTATTGATTTAAGAAAGCAGATGTCCTCTCTTTCTGAAATAACTAATAGACAATATAATGAAATAAAAGAATATTTGTTTTCTAAAGCAGAGTCTAAAGAAGCAATTTCTATTAATGGAAAATCATTTGTCATTACTAAAATATCTGCAAGTGATCAAGAACATAGTAAACTCAGCGGGATTTTGTTATTAAAGCACGAAATGGAAAAGACAAATGAGATAATAAGAATTGAAACTAATAAAGGAACACTTCATCTTTTTATAACAGAAGGTAAAGGACAGTTCTGTTATATTATTAGTGATAAAGATTTTAGTCATTATATGGGTGGGCATGTTAAAGATATTGTGAACTCTCTTATGGACTTAATAGAAAATCAAAAGGGAGAGCAAACAGCAAAAGCAAATGCCGAAAGAGAAAAAGAAGAGGCAAATAAATCAAAGGAAGATGTAGAAAAGAATCAAGCTAAAGCACTAAAAA